GTTTTTGCGGCGGGATACTCCTCACCGATGGCCTCCGCGCTCTGCTTGATCTCCTCGTACAGCTCCCGCACAGTGGGGTATATGTCATCGTGAGAGAACCGAAAACTTTCGATGGCGATGTTGTATTTGTTTTGCCTGGTTTCTCGTTTTTTCTCTGCCTGTTTCTTCCGAATCTCCCTACCCTTTTGCCAGATAGGCGCCTCCCCCTCCGGGTCAATGTCGGCCAAAACCCCGCTCTCGTCGTTGAGGTGAACCGGAAAGTCAAACCACAGGTTGACCGGGGGAAATTTCGGAAACTCTCTGAGCGTCCCATCAATACGCCACCCTGTACGGGCCTCTGCGGCCCTTTTGGCGGCCTCTGCCGCGGCCAGCGCGTCTCTGTACCCCTGCGGGCCTAAAACGGCCTCTGCGGCGGCCAGGGCGGCCTTCTCGCTGCACAAATCATCCTGGCTGACTTCATCCAATTTCCCCGCCGCCCGGAGTGCCGCCGCACAGGCCCGGCCCACGGCGTTGTTGATCTCCTGCTTACGCAAATCCTCGCCTATCGGCAACTCAATGAGATCCAGAAGGGCGTCAGGGTCACGGGCAAACCCCCCCGAGCCGCTGGCGCGGTCCATGGAGCGCTTGGCCCCCTGGCTGCCCTTGGAGTGGTGGTGGCAGTAGATCACCGCGCAGCCCAGCTCGGTACACACCTTGTCGAACTGGTTGCAGAACCGGGCCATCTGATCGGCGCTGTTCTCGTCGCCGGTGATGACTTTATAGATGGGGTCAATGACGATCGCGATATAGTTTTTCTTCATCGCCCGGCGGATGAGCTTCGGCGCAAGCTTGTCCATGGGGATGGACCGCCCGCGGAGGTTCCACACGTCGATGTTCCCCAGGTGCCCAGGAGCCTGTCCCAGGGCCTCGTACACGTCCCGGAAGCGGTGGAGGCAGGAGGCCCGGTCCAATTCCAGGTTGACGTACATCACCCGCCCCTGGGCGCAGGAGAAGCCCAGCCAGGGCCTGCCCTCGGCAATGGCGATGCACAGCTCGATGAGGGCATAGCTCTTGCCCGCCTTGCTGGGCCCGGCCAGGAGCAGTTTGTGCCCCTGCCGCAGGACGCCCTCGATGAGGGGCGGGGCCAGTTTTGGCAGATCGTCCCAGGCGGCGGCCATGTTCTCCGGGTCCGGGAGGTCGTCATTGACGCTCTCCATCCACTCCCTCCACTCCGCCCAGGACGCCTTGCCGATGTTGGTTTCCACTAAGAATTGCTTATGCCCATTGCGGGTAGCGCCAGGCAGGCGGGACAGCCGGGAGGGATTGCGGTTCTGCTTATCGACCTCCATGCCGTTCTTCTCGCAGACGGCGTAGAGGTAATCCACCCGTGTCCGGTACTCCTCGCAGGAAGAAGCATCGATATGAACAATGGCGTGGAGGCTCTTCCCGCCGGAGTAGACCAGGCAGGCCACCGGGAGCTCCATTTCTCGAATGAAAGCATTTTGCTCCCCCAACTCCATGGTGTCGGATTCGACCAGGGCATAACGGAAAGCGGTAACATTCTCGCCCTTGATTCCCTTGCCGTCCAGGGGGTTATACCGTATCCATGCCCCGGTTCCCGGATCGTAGTCCCCCAGCACCGCCCCCAGGTCGTCGCCGCACTTGCGCAGCTCCTCAATGAGCTGCCCCGCCGTGCGGTCGTAGTTGCCGCGAGTGGGCTTGCGCTCCCCGTTCTCCGCCTGGAAGGTCTCCGTCACATAGCCCACATAATCGTCCGGGGCAAAGAGGATGTTCAGATATTCGATGAGGTCCTTGGCGGGGTGCCAGTTGCTGTCGGCGGGCTCCTGGATATCCTTGGCCTCCAGCCACGCCCGGTCAACGATCACCTGCCTGTCCCGCTCGCTGATCTCGTCGTCCCAGTCCAGGGGGTGGACGGGCTGGGAGGGGTCCGAGGAGCGGGAGCCCATCGGACGCCACCCCCGGTCCAGGGCCATTTTGGCCACCGTGCCGCCGGTGACGGGGACGTCGGTCCCGGCGAAGCTGTCCCATTTCCGCTCGCACTCTCCGTTATGGTACCTCGCCCCGTCCCGCCGGGACCACTCGTCCCAGGCGGAGGCGGGATACCCCGCCTCCTTGAGCCCCATGCCCACTGCAAGCCAATCCTGATAGCAGAGCTCCGCCGGATCGATGTGCTCCAGGGCCTCCAGTAGATTCAAGTTGTTCTCCATCGGTTACATCCCCACAGGAACATATGTCGCCGGGTCAACGCCGGAGGGCACTCTCCACCGCCCGCCCCGGCCTCCCGCGACCATGCGGTCGATCATATGCTTGGCGTCCTGGAAAGGCCAGGTCCCAACGTTGCGGAAGCCGAAGTTCTCCAGCACCCGGATCTGCCGGGGCGTGGAGAGCCCCTCTGCCTTGCGCTTTGAGAGCCGATCCAGGAGCACCGACGCCTTTCCCGCGCTATCGATCTCGTCCGGGAAGATGCCGAATTTCTCCAGGTCCGAGCGCTGTTTCTCCGTAGGCGGGCCCATCTCCCAGCCAAAGGCGGGGACGTACCCGGAGAGGTCCGCCGCTGCGATGGACATCTCGAATTGCAGGGGGTCCACCAGCTTCCGCTTCCTGGAGCGCATCTCGGAGAGCTGCTTGGCGAGGGCCTCCTCCCGCTGGGCTACCACGTCCTCCCCGGCCTGACGCTCCGCCTCTTCGATGTCCAGGGGCACGCCCGCTTTCTCGATGACCTCCGTCATTTTCTGCGCCACCGCCGCGTCCTCGCAGATCAGCGACGCCGGACGGCACAGCTCGTGGCGCTCGGTGTGCCACAGGAAGTCCAGGAGGAGCAGGTCCTCTTTGCCGGGATGGAGCCTCGTACCCCGCCCCACCATCTGACTGTAGAGGCTTCTCACCTTCGTAGGCCGCAGGACCACCACGCAGTCCACCGCCGGGCAGTCCCAGCCCTCGGTGAGGAGCATGGAGTTGCAGAGCACGTCATATTTTCCGTTCTCGAAGTCCTGCAAAACTTCCGCCCGGTCCTGACTGTTCCCGTTGACCTCCGCCGCCCGGAAGCCGTTCTGCTCCAGGATGTCGCGGAACTTTTGGGAGGTCTTCACCAGGGGCAGGAACACCACGGTCCTCCGGTCCTTGCAGTACTGCCGCATTTCTGAGGCGATCTGGTATAAGTAGGGGTCCAGGGCGGTGTCAATGTCTGATGATTTGAAGTCTCCTCCCTGGACGCCCACGCCTGAGAGGTCCAGTTTCAGAGGGATGGTGACGGCCTTGATAGGGCACAGGTACCTGTCCCGGATGGCCCTGGGGAGCGTGTACTCGTAGGCCAAATGCTCGAAGTACTGCCCCAGGTTTCTCATATCCCCCCGGTCCGGGGTGGCTGTAACGCCCAGCACCTTCGCGTCTGGGAAGTGCTCCAGGACCCGTTGATAGCCGTCTGAGAGGACGTGGTGGGCCTCGTCCACGACGATACAGCCGAAGTGGTCCTCCTCAAACCGGGCGAGGCGGGAGGGCCTTTGCAGGCTCTGCACCGACCCCACCGCCACCCGGTACCAGCTCCCGAGACAGGTCTCCTCCGCTTTTTCTACGGCGCAGCGCAGGCCCGTGGCCTTCAGGAGCTTGTCGGCGGCCTGGTCCAGGAGCTCCCCACGGTGGGCGAGGATGAGGCACCGGTCCCCCTGCCGGACCATATCCTCAATGATCTTGGAGAAGACGATGGTCTTCCCGCACCCGGTGGGGAGCACCAGGAGGGTCCGCAGAAAATCCCCCTCCCAGTCCCCCTCCACGGCCCGCCGGGCCTCCTCCTGATAGGGTCTCAGCTCCATCAGAAGCTCCCCTTACTCCAGGGGGTGGGGCCGCCCTGGGGCACTTCGGTCCAGGTCTTCTGCTGGGGCGACGCCACCTGGGGGGCGTTCTCCGGGTCGTAGAACTCGGTGATCTCGTTGCTCTCCCGCTCTTTGCCGTCGTTTCCGGTCCACTTGCGCACGCACACATGGCACACGCCGCCGGACCCGGGCACGGCGCTCCAGTTCATGTGCATGGCCTCGCCGTGCTTGCGCTGACCGATGGAGACGAAGAACTGACAGAGCTTCCACTCGAATTTGCTGTGGAGGAAGAGGTTCGTCTGCACCTCGCCGGAGGCCCCGGCACTGCTGACGGACAAGGTGAGGACGGCCTTGGGGCAGGCGGGGATTTTCTCGCTGCCGGAGTGCCGGGCTCGCTCGAAGCGGGTGACGGTGAAGCGGTAGTCGCCCTCAGGGAGGACCTGGAAGGATTCGTCCCGCTGGATTTCGTCGTCCCAGCCGAATTCGCGCAAGGTGGAATGGTAGTCGTTCATAGGGGTACCTCCTGTATTTTGATATACATAGGGTCAAAATCTGAAAAAAGTTGTACTTAGAAAGGCAACCGGTCGGGGTCATTTTCGATGATCTCGACGATCTTCTCCCACCAGGGGAGCACCCAGCCCTCCACGAACCCCGCGCTCTCCATGGCGGACCAGGGGGTGTCCTTGGTGAAGTAGCCCTTCTGGGCGATCACGTCCCGGACCTCGTCCTCGGTGACATGGGCGCTCTCCAGCAGGGGCAGGAGTACGGCGGGGACGTCCGAATCGGGTCGGGTGACGGGCAGAGGTTCGGGCGCGGGGGCGGGCTCCGGTGGGGGGGCCGGTACAGGGACCGGAGGGGGCGCGGGGGCCATATGTGCGGGCGCAGCCGGGAAGATGTAGGGCGCGAGGGCGTCAAAGTCCAGGGGGAGCTCCTCCGGCAGGCCCAGCCGGTTTTTCGCGTCCCAGCAGGGGTGGTGGGCGGTGTAGAGCACCCTGCGGCCCCCCTGGGCCTTGAACTTCTTCCCCTTCTCGTCGGTGGCGACGGCCATCGTCTTATAATTGGCGAAGAGGAGCAGGTCGGACCACTCTTTCACCAGGGCAGAGGTCTTTTTCTGAAGCTTCAGCTCCCAGCGGTCATAAGCGCCCATCTCGTCGGGCTGCTCAAACTTCCGCATCATGGCGTGGGCCGTCAGAACCACATGGACACCGCGGCCCACGATCTCCTCCAGGAGATTCAGCAGACGGCCAAATTCCTCCGCCAGATAGACATAGCCTTTGCCATAGCCCATATCCTCAATGCCGCTCAATTTTTTCCCGGCGCAGATACTGGCAATGCACAGCTGCTCCGCCCAGTCGGCGGTGTCGATTACCAGCGTGGAGCATACGTCCGGGCCGCTGCGGATGTACTGAACCTGCTCCATGAGCATGGACCAGCTGGAGGGCTTATCCGTGCGGGACACGTCCATGTGCCGGGTCGAGCCCTCGGTGTCGATGAACACAGGACGGGGGAAGTGTGCGGCCAGGGTGGACTTGCCAATGCCCTCCGGGCCGTAGACAACCACCTTCAGCGCACCCCCGGCCTTGCCGGTATGGATGTTCAGCTGGTTCATTAAAATTCACCTGCTTTCCAAGATGCC